TAGCTACCCCACGATCATTTGGATTGAGGTTTCACATAGTCGAGAACGCTTTGGTCTCGCTACCATATCTCAGAATACATTACTTTCGTTACCATACTAGGCCGTTCGTCACCTACTAACACGTTCATTGCTTACTAGTGCTTTCGTCACCATACTAGGCCGTTCGTCACCATACTCATAATGTACGAGGTCAATCTGTCTAGTAGCGGAGCTATGCCCGCATCCTCTCCCTCATATTCAGTTTACTATCCCGCTGTCAAGTACGGTCGGTGTGCACGGGGTCGGGCAGTGACCGAAATATCCAAATTTTCGGAATGCCCAAAATTTGGATATTAACGTATCCCTAACGACTATCCGCCTGGCCGGGACCCGCGCCTACTGGCACTCCCGGTAAAAATCGCCATCCGGACTTCTCATCAATATGAAGCCGGAGGTAAGCTGAGGACGAAAAGCGTGGTATTTTACCACCCACTTGGCCCTGTGTCGATCCGAGACAAGCCAACTCGGAAACCATTGTTTTATCTTATCGAGCACAGGCTCAAGCCAGAGAACATCTGGCTTGCCTCTTCCCTTCACAATTTGAAATTGTGCCCACGCCACTCGCTTATTTGGACGTGTCAGGATATCACACCCCGACCGCTCCTTTGGCCGTCCACGCCAACCCGCAGCGATGCCTTTAATAGTCTTCCGCTCCGCCAGCTTAATGACGGTAGAAGCGTACTCTGGTACTTCATCAGACAACGCAGGACCGAGCTGATAAGGTAGTTTTCTATCTTGGAAGCCGTTCCGGAAGTCGCTTAAGACAACGCGACGGAACCACTTCTTTCTTTTCATAAAATTCCACCATCTTTTCGGGATCTCCGATGGTGCCGGGGGCACCCTACAAAGTCTTCTCACCGTCGCCGACGTGAGAAAGCCAGCAGCGACCTTGAAGGGCAACTGGCGACACAAAGCAAACAAAGGCTGGTAGAACGGAGTCGGGATGCTTCGACGAGAGGGACACAAGAAACCGAAACAAAGTTTCCTTACCTTCCTCGCGGTCCTCTTACGGAACACGGACGAGTTGAGCTCCACAAAATCTCGAGACTTCATGGTCTTACTCTCATTTATCTTAAACCCGACCTGAGCCGTGGCACGCAACCACGACTCGTACATTCTCTGACCCCCTGAATAAGCGATGTCATCGCCATTCACCAACACAGGTCGATGTGGATCATCACCAATGTCCTCACGAGCCATCTCGTAACAAATCCGATTAAGGAGGCACAAGACAACAAAAGAGCATAGGTTCCCCATCATCGAACCATGTAAAACCTCAAAATCGCCCCGCTCGTCGAC